AAGAACTCGCGGCCATTGAGCGAGCAGATTGGTGGAAGTCTGAACCCGACGTGGGTCGAGTGGCTGATGGGGTGGCCCATCGGGTGGACCGACTTGCAACCCTTGGGAATGGACAGGTTCCGGCAGTGGTGCGGCTCGCATGGGAGACGCTTCACCGACTGCGGGGAGAAGAGAAGACTTTCAGACAATGAGGCTGCGAGGCCGTGAACTGCGAACCGAGAACCGAGAACTGAGAACCAAAAAAACAACGAACGATGAACACGAACACACCAACGAGAGAAAAAGTGATGCTGATGAGCCTGACGCCGTGGGAGATGAATCCGCGAGGTGGGGAGCTGCGGGGAATCCCTGAGTTTACAGAGGTGATCAGGAAAGAGGGCATCCGTGAGGATCTGCATGTGTTTACGCGGAATGGGGTGCTGACGATCATGCAGGGGCATCGCAGGCATGCGGCGGGGGTGCGGGCGGGGATCGTGGAGGTGTGGGTGAAGAACTACGGGCAGCTGGAGGATGCGGAGGCGATGGAGATCCTGGTGAGCCTGCAAAACGGCAGTGACCCTTTTGATGCGCGGGAGCTGGCGATGGCGGCGCGGTCGCTGGTGCGTCTGGGACGAACGGCAATAGAAGTGGCGCAGGTGTTTCACCGAAGCGCGGAGACGGTGCAGCTTTACCTGGATCTAGAGACGCTGCCGCATCGTGTGCAGGAGGCGGTGTGGAAGGGGCTAGTGAGCCTGGAGGTGGCGGATCTGATGCGGCAGCTTTGCAGTAAGGAGAGGCAGGAGGAGGCGCTGGAGATGATCCTGCATGATAAGATCACGGGTCAGCTGATGAGCGGAGCGCAGGCGAAGGTGCTGCTGCAAGAGGTGTTTCTCAAACCGATGCGGTGGGAGAAGGAGTGGGCGAAGATGGTGCCGGGTCTGCGCAAGAAGCACGACGGGGCGCAGATCGTGGAGTGGGAGGATCGTGTGGACTATGTGCTGGGGGATGCGCTGCCGCAGGGGCACCTCGCCCGCGCAGAGGAATACATCGAATCCGGTGAGATGGTGAATCCTGCGGAGCCTCTGACGTGGGGCGGGCTGGCGGCTGTGTATGGGGTGCCGGTATTCATCGCGCCTGCGATGGCGATCAGTGCGAAGCACCTGGTGCTGGTGCCGATGAAGGCGGTGCGTGAGGCGGATGCGGGGGCGGAGGAGCCGAGGATGGGCCGCACAAAGCGCGGCGGGAATCCTACTCCTACTCCTACTCCTACTCTTCCTCCCGGTGAGGGTGAGGGTGGAGATGAAGAGCACGATGAAGAGGGAGTAGGAGGAGGAGTAGGAGTAGGAGGAGGATTGTCTGAGGATGCCAGCGCTCCCTTCATCTACAATCTGGAGCGATGGAAACGCCTCCTCGCGGGGCTACTATCCCGGCCGGATGCGATCCGGGCGGATGGGCCGTGGAGGCCGCTGATGGGGATGCAGTGGGATGCGCTGGAGTCGGCGCTGCCGCCGGAGATTTACGCGGCGATGAAGGCGGAGCTGGCACGGGACACGAATGAGCGGCGGAAGGGCCTGCGCTGGTGCTTTCTGGCGCTGGCAGCGCTGGCGCTGTGCGAGGGTAGCGCGGAGGCGATGGAGGAGGCGCTGTGTGAGTGTGAGGAGGCGATGGGGTGACGGGGTGAGGTGGGGAATGAGGATACTGTGAGATGGGGAGAACTGAGCCGAGTGAAGCGAATCAAAATTGGAAATTGAAAACTGTATGAAGACGAAGTCGAAACTGAAATACGATGAGTATGTGCTGCGGAAAATCCGGCCGGTGGAAGCGGCGGGGTTTGAGCCGATGGAGATCCATGCACCGCTGTTTGAGTGGCAGAAGATGGTGGTGCGGTGGGCTTTGAAGCAGGGGCGTGCGGCTTTGTTTGAGGACTGCGGGCTGGGCAAAACGCTGCAACAAATGGAGTGGGCGCGGCAGGTAGCGGGGCATGTGCAGATGCCGGTGCTGATCCTGTGCCCGCTGGCGGTGGCGGAGCAGACGGTGGCGGAGGGGCTGAAGTTTGGCATCACGCTCACGCATGTGCGTGAGCCGGAGGATGTGAAGGGTGAGGGCATCTATATCACGAACTACGAACGGCTGGAGAAGTTTGATGATGTGGTATTTGGCGGTGTGGTGCTGGATGAATCGAGTATCCTAAAATCACTCACAGGGAAGACGCGGCAACTGCTGGCAAAGCGTTTTGAGGGGACGCGGTTTCGGCTGTGCTGCACGGCGACGCCTGCTCCGAATGATTTCACGGAGCTAGGCCAGCACGCGGATTTCCTGGGCATCTGTAAACCAGCGGAGATGCTGGCGACGTATTTCATCAACGATACCTTCGATACGGGCACATGGAGGCTGAAAGGGCACAGTGAGGAGGCATTTTGGCGGTGGGTTTCCTCGTGGGCGGCGTGCGTGAGTAAGCCGAGTGATCTAGGATTCAACGATGATGGATATGAGCTGCCGCCGATTGAGACACAGATCGTGACGGTGAATGTGGATCATCGGGCGAATGATGGGTTTGAGCTTTTCCGCACGGCGAACACTTCGGCGACGAATCTGCATAAGGAGATGCGCCGCACGATGAAGGAGCGTGTGCAAGCGGCGGCGCAGATCGTGAACGCGACGCGTGAGCAGTTCATCGTGTGGACGGAGAGTAATGAGGAGAGTAACGAGCTGGCACTAGCGATCCCGGATGCGGTGGAGGTGACGGGGTCAGACAAGCCAGAGCACAAGGAGAGGAAGATGCATCTTTTCCAAACAGGCGAGGCGCGAGTGATCGTGACGAAGCCAAGTATTGCGGGGTTTGGACTGAATTGGCAGCACTGCTGCCATGATATTTATGTGGGGATGACGCACAGCTACGAGCGCTTTTACCAGGCGGGGAAGCGCATCCATCGCTTCGGGCAGAAGCGGGCAGTGCGGCGCTACATCGTGCAGGCGGACACGGAGGATGGAGTGATGGCAGCGATCATGCGCAAGACGGAGCAGCACAATACGATGCGCGAGCTGATGCGCTTCACGAGGGAGACTTTGGCAGGGCAATCAAACATTACGATCATGAACACGGACATCAAACAACGAATCGGCGACAACTGGACCATGTATCACGGAGACTGTGTGCGAGTGGCAAAAACACTGGCGGATAATAGTGTGGGGATGGCGGTGTTTTCGCCGCCATTTGCTGATTTATTCACCTATTCCTCGGATGTGCAGGATATGGGGAACTGCAAGGATATGGAGGGATTTATGGAGCAGTTCGGATACCTGATCGACGAGCTGATGAGAATCACGATGCCGGGTCGTGAGTGTGCGGTGCATTGCTGTGACCTGCTGGCAACGAAGTGGAAGGATGGTGATATTGAGTTCAAAGACTTCTCTGGAGCTATCGCGAGTGCGTTTCGGGAGCGTGGATGGCTGCTGCATTCGCGGGTGTGTATCTGGAAAGATCCAGTGACTGAGATGCAGCGGACAAAGGCGCATGGTCTGCTATACAAGACGCTGAGGTCGGATAGCAGTAAGAGCCGTGTGGGGAGTGCGGATTATCTACTGGTGTTTCGCAAGCCGGGAGTGAATCCGAAGCCGATCACACACACTGTGGAGTCGCTGCCGCTGGATCGCTGGCAGGAGTTGGCAAGTCCGGTATGGATGACAGTGGACCAAGGGCGTGTGCTGAATGGCCGCGAGGCGAGTGAATCGAAAGATGAGCGCCATATCTGCCCGCTGCAACTCGATGTGATCGAACGTGCGCTGACGATGTGGAGTGGGGATGATGACGTGATTTTCTCGCCCTTCGCAGGTATCGGCAGTGAGGGGTATTGTGCGCTGCAAATGGGGCGGCGATTCATCGGCGCAGAGCTAAAGGAGAGCTATTTTAAGACGGCGTGTGAGAACCTAGCGAATGCGACGCGGCAAGGTGTGCTGTTTGAAACGCTGGGGCTGTGAAACGGAGAACAGGGAACTGAGCCGAGCGAAGCGAATCAAAACTGAAAACTGAGAATATGCTTAAACCAACGCGATCCAAACTTGTGAGAGAATGCACGCATCCGCATCCCTACGGGGTTTCGGGAACGTCTTTGTGGTGCCCGATCTGTGGAGCGGTGATGTTTTCGAGCCGTTCATGCCCGACTTATCTGCGGTCGGGTTGGACGCTGCCGACACACGATCTGAGGACGACGGCGGATCATAACCCGCCTGTGACGGTGTGGCATCGTGATATGACGCCGATGGATACCCTGAAGGCACGCTAAGGGCCGAGAACCGAGAACCGAGAACCGATAACAGGGAACAAATAACCGAGAACAAAAACATGACCATCATTGAACGAGCGAGGAAGTATGTGGAGAGCTGCCCGGATGCGATTTCAGGGCAAGGGGGGCATGCGGCGACGTTTCGCGTGGCGTGTGCGCTGGTGCATGGCTTTGCACTGAATGATGCGGACGCGATGAGTGTGATGATGGAGTATAATTCCCGGCTCCACGGGAAGGATAAGTGGACGGAGCGGGATCTGCGGCACAAGCTGAACTCGGCGGGGCGGGCGGTGCATACGAAGCCGCGTGGGTGGATGCTGGAGGAACGTGGGGTGGATGGATCGGATCCGGTGTGGATCGCGCCGCCGAAAAAGGAGAAGATCGTGTTTGATGGTGAGCTACTGAAAAAGGTGCAGCGGGCCGAGTGGACGTGTGATCATGCCTGGCTGCGAGCGAGGTCGAGCGTGGAC